ACCGTACAGAATCCAGCAGTAGCTCCTTTTGTTAAAATCAACAAGCTTATTAGCGAGCTTGCTTACAGCTTGGATCTAGACCCAGATGAACTTCTGAATGATCCTGAAGAAGCCGCTATCATGGCACAAATTATAGGGATGCAGAATGCTGGACAAAACGCTGGCGCGGAAGCTGGCCCCGGTGGTCAAAAACCCGGAGGCATGGGAGCCGCTCAAGGAGTACCTGAAGGCGCTCAAGATCTTGGAGCTACAGGTACTGGTGGGGGCAACATCGGAACTGGAGGTGTACCGCAGTCAGGGGAGAGTGAGTTCTCTGGAACGCCTAGAGCGGTTGAAGGATAATGTTGAACAAATGATGGAGTCTAGAGATGCCTAAAAAAAATAATATTCTTGAAAAAAACCCAGAGCCTCCTAAAGGACACGCTCCTTTTTCTGTTGAAACTTATAAACTAGTGGAAGCTGTTCGAGATGGACAGGTTACTTTAGAAGAGTTACCTAAAGAAGAGAGACAACAGGTTGAGTATCTTATTGAAGCTTTAGAAAGTGAAGAGAGTGCTCGTTCAAACAAAACAGAAGGCTCTCTTTTGATACCTGTTGAAGGTATGCCTGTTGAAGGTATGCCTGTAGATACTTATACGCCTGAAGATCAGGCAAATGCAGAAGAAACACAACTTCCTGATAATGAGATGGAAGGAGAATATATTGACCTTGTTCTTTCAGAAGCTTTAGAACCTGAAGAACAAGATTATTTAATGGAAACATTAACAGCAGATCCAAGGCTTAGTCAAATCTTTGACAAAGTTGTAGATACTGCTTCTGAATTTTCTGGCTCTGGAGAAGTAGAAGGGCCGGGAACGGGAGTATCAGATTCTATCCCCGCTAGACTTAGTGATGGAGAATTTGTTATGACCAGAAAGGCCACTGATCAGATTGGTGCGGATAATCTCCAAGTAATGATGGATGATGCTGAACGCGCTTATGACGGTGGTTTACAAGGAAAGAACGAAGGGGGATTACTATCTAGACCTGAAACCACAGCATTTTCAAAAGATTCTGCTGATGATGAAGTTGAAAAACTTATGATGGCTTCTAATAGGATGCCTAGCGTTCGATAATTTTTACGGCTACCTTGATAAGACAAGCCCCATATCTTTTATAGGCCAATAAAAGAAGCATGGCTACCTTGCAAGACACAAGCCCCGTGAAGGAGAGAGAGTATGTCAGAACAACCTAACCCATATAATGCTAAAAAAGCTTGGCATAAGCCAGACAAACCTAGCATGGGAGATGCAGACGGATTATTTTTTGGACCTGAGGCCACCTCGGAAGAAGCCCCTCAAGAGTCGTCTCAAGAACCGTCTCATAATTATAAAAAGAGATACGATGATTTAAAGAAGCATTACGATAATAAGGTTTCTGAATTTAAACAGAAGGAACAGGAATTAGTAGCTCAAACTAGAGCTTCTGAACCTCAGTACAAGCCTCCTAGATCTGTTGAAGAACTAGAGCAGTTTAAAGAACAGTATCCTGATTTGTATAGTACAGTTGAAACTGTAGCACATTTGCAAAGTAAACGCCAAGTATCTGAACTTGAGTCTCAGTTAAGCTCGATGCGTCGACGCGAAACTGAGATACTTCAGAAAGAAGCAGAGACTTCCTTAAGGGATAGACATCCTGACTTTGAAGATATTAGAGGCGATGAAAACTTTCATGGGTGGGCTAAAGAACAACCTGAACAAATACAAAATTGGATTTATAATAATCCTGATAATGTTTCTTTAGCTTCAAAAGCTATTGATCTTTATAAAATAGAAAATGGCATTACTCAAACACAGACACAGCCCAGACGGCGACAGCCGCAAGGTTCGGCAGCAGATATGGTATCAACTAAAACAACTTCTGTAGATGCTCGTCAACCTAAAATCTGGACTGAACGGGAAATAGCTGCTATGTCCCTTGATCAGTTTGATAAATATGAAGAAGAAATTAATCATGCACTGGTGGAGGGTCGCGTAGTAGCCTAACTTATGTTTTATATAGGAGCACATAACAATGGCTTATAATCAATCAGACCAGTTCTTTGAGCCGAGTACAGATACCAATGCTAACTTTGGTAACTCTGTATCGGGTCAAACGAACTCATTCTTCCTGCCTAAGGTTTATTCCAAGCAGGTTCTTAACTTTTTTCGTAAAGCTTCTGTAGCAGAGGCTATTACGAATACTGACTATGCTGGTGAAATTTCAGCGTTTGGAGATAGTGTACGCATTATCAAAGAGCCTACAATTACTGTTTACCAGTATGAAAGAGGTGCAGATGTAACGGCTACCAAGCTAACGGATCAAGAGATTACGTTGGTTGTGGATACGGCTAACGCTTTCAAATTCATCGTTGATGATATTGAAAGTAATATGTCACATGTAAACTTCCAACAAGCTGCAACTTCTTCGGCTGCTTACGCTTTGCGTGATGCTTTTGATGAAGGTGTAATCGCTACGATGTTTGCTGGTGTAGCTGCGTCTAGTCCTAACCATATCTTAGGTTCTGATAGTGCAACTGACCTTGCAGCAGGCACCTTTGATGGTACTGGTAACTTGGACATCGGTTTTGCTGGAAGTGAGCATGATCCTATTGACGTTCTGTCTCATATGGCACGTCTCTTGGATGAGCAAAATATTCCTGAAGAAGGACGCTGGTTCTTGGCTAACCCCGAGTTCTATGAAGTCCTTGTACAAAGCTCTTCTAAGCTCTTGTCAGTTGACTATAACGCAGGTCAGGGTTCCATCCGTAATGGTTTGGTAAGCTCTGGCAAGCTCCGTGGTTTTGATATGTACAAGACCAATAACATTGCCTCTACGACTAACGCAGCAGGTAAGTGTATTGGTGGTCATATGAGTTCTACGGCAACTGCACAAACTATCACCAACTCTGAGGTCATTCGTGATCCTGATAGCTTCGGTGATATTGTCCGTGGTCTGCATGTATATGGAGCAAAAGTCCTTCGTGACGGCGCTCTCGTATCTGCCTTCTATGGTATTGACTAAACTAGCCGGGGGCTGCTTCGGTGGCCCCCTTCTTTTTCAGGAGTAGTTAATGGCTAAAATAGGCTCTGAAGAAAAACCATTTGTAATGTCTACTGGAACAATTGCTAGTGAAAAAAGCAGGTTTAGGAAAGGTTTTAATAAAGCTACATACGATGAAAACTATGATCGTATCTTTAGCAAAGATCCTCTTTCAAATAGACTTCAGTCTGAGTTTGAGATTGCAAGAGAAACATCTAAGACTTTTGAATCTGATCAAGATTAAGGAGAAGAATAATGCCGATGGTTAATGGTAAAAAATACCCCTATACTAAAGAGGGTAAAGCAGCGGCTGAGAAAGACCGTAATAAAAAGATGCACGGTGGTAAAGTAAGTTCTGGTATTTCTTCTATGGAAAAGGCTTGTGTTGCTAAAGCTGGGAAAAATAACAGCGTAACTTACTAATGGCTACTACCTATCAACAGCTCTGTAATGAAATCTTAAGAGAAGTAAATGAAGTTGAATTAACTTCAGCTACTTTTGCATCTTCTGTAGGTATACAGACACATGTAAAAGATATTGTTAATAGAGCATATTTAGATATAGTTAATGAAGAACCTCAGTGGCCTTTTTTATCTACAGCAGAAAGTGGAGCTACTGATCCTATGTATGGTAATACTTATATAGAAACAGTAGCTGGTACTCGTTGGTATGAATTAAAACCTGCCAGTTCTTCTATTTTAGGAGACTATGGATATATAGACTGGGATAATTTTTATCTTACTACTGTAGGTGTAAGCGGAGAATCTGCTCCTTATACTGCGCGTAACTTAAGACATACTACTATTGAAGAATGGAAAGATTATTTTAGAATTTCTGAAAATTTAGATGATGCAGATTCCCAATCATATGGCGTACCCGGAAGGGTTGTAAGAAGTCCTGATGCCCGAAACTTTGGATTAAGCCCTATACCAGATCAAGTTTATAGAATCTGGTTTTTTGCTTTTAATCAGCCTACTAAGCTTGATTTATATGCAGATACAGTAGTCTTTCCAGATTTATATGTTCCTGTACTTATAAGTAAAGCAAGATACTATATACACCAGTTTAATGATAATGCTCAAGGTTCTGCTTTTGCCCTAGAGGATTATAAAAGAAATTTAAAAAATATGAAGTTACATCTTATGGAGCCTGATCCCGGTTACTTTAAAGATGACAGGATTATATTCGTCTAATGCCACAGTCTTTACCTTTCGGTGTGTCCTGTAAAGGAGGCTTAAATACAAACTTAAACCAGTTTGAAATGCTTTCTAATCCGGGTCTTGCTACAAAGCTTGAAAACTTTGAAGTAGACTCAGATGGTGGTTATAGAAGAATAAATGGTTTTGAACCTTTTGGTGGTGGAGATGCAGCAAGACCTAATAGTACTAATGCTATTCTAGGTCTTTTTGTTTATGCGGACGGTCTTATAGCTTGCTCTGGTACAAATATATATTTTACCTTGGAGGGTGAAACATGGTTACAGATAAATAGAGCTTCTGTAGCTGGTGGGGGAGATGACTATTCTGCTTTTACAGGAAGATCTGCTTTAGCTAGGACAAATCAAAACCAATGTAATTTTGCTTTTTATGAAGGTGATACGCAGTATGGAGAGCTTTTAATTACTGACGAAGCCTCTGCTACTAAACCTTTTTACTTTAAAATGACAGGTACGGGAGCATTAGGTAATAGAACTTATTTTGCTAAAGAGGTCACGGTAAGTGGTACTGTATATCCTATTGTAGGTGTAATTCACGATAAACATTATGTTGTGTCTGGGGATTCTAATAACCCCAATACTATTTACTATAGTGGTACTAATGATATAGATGACTTTACTTCTACAGGTTCTGGAAATATAAAACTTGATGACAAAGTTATAGGTTTAAAATCTTTTCGAGATGATCTTATTATCTTTTGTAAAAATAGTATTTATAAGTTAGTAAACATAAATACTTCTTCTACTATAGCTGTGGTGCCTGTAACTAAAAACGTAGGCTGCTTAGATAATCATAGTATTCAGGAAATTGCTGGTGACTTAGTATTTTTAAGTCCTGATGGAGTTAGGACTATTGCTGGTACTGCTCGTATCGGTGACGTAGAATTAGGAACAGTAAGCAGACAGATAGTCTCTATAACAGAAACTATTGCTAATGGTATTGACTCTTATGTAGTAGCTACTGTAGTTTTAAGACAGAAATCTCAGTATAGATTATTTTATACTACATCAGGTGCAGGGTCTTCACAGGCTAAAGGACTTATTGGTGCTATCACATCTCAGGGATTTCAATGGTCAGAAACTAAAGGAATACAAGCTACTGCTATAACTTCAGGTTTCAACAGCAACGGAATAGAAAAAACATATCATGGAGATGATGATGGCTATGTATACATCCACAATTCTGGAAGTGTTTTTTATCACGAGGGAGCTGCTGCAAGTATGAGAGCTACCTATGAAACTCCTAACTATGACTTTGGAGATTTTGGAACAAGAAAAAATATTAACTATGTTAAAATTTCTATAACTCCAGAAGGTACATCTCAGCCTGTTTTAAGAGTACGTTATAATTATGCAGATACAGATTTTCCACAGCCCGATGATTATACTCTTCTTTCAGTCCCTTTACCTGCTATTTTTGGAGAGTCTCTTTTTGGTACAGGCGTCTTTGGAGCATCTAATGATCCTATGGTGAGGCAAGCTGTACAAGGAGGAGGACACACTACTAATTTTAGATTAAGAACAGAGGATTCTAATCCACCTTATTCAATAAATGGTATGTATATAGATTATACACCATCTAATAGGAGATAACATGGCAGGCACAAGTTACACAAGACAGAGCAGCTTTTCCGACGGAGACACAATAAGTTCTTCATTATTTAACAATGAGTACAATAAGATTGTAAATGCTTTTTCTTATGCTTCTTCTGGAACTACTGGTCATAGACATGATGGAACTTCTGCTGAAGGTGGAAACATTCATACTATTGGAGATCAAGATTTTCTTAATAAGATTGTAGCAGATAGTACTAACAATCGCTGGGGATTCTTTGTACAAGTTTCTAGCAGTGCTGTAGAGCAGAT